TATGATTCATGGTATTTTTGTTTTGATTTATTACCACACAAGAAGTCTAAACAAATATATTTTTCAACAAATATTAATTGAAACCATGGTGTAAATATTTACCATAGTCCATCAAAGGATAATGGTTTCAATCAATATTTGTTGAAAAATATATTTATTTAGGCTTCTTGCATGGTCATAAATCAAAACAAAAAAATAATTTTAATTAATATGTTCAGTTCATTAAAAGATAATGGTTTCAATCAATATTTGTTGAAAAATATATCTATTGAGGCTTCTTGTATGGTCATAAATTAAAATAAAAATATATTTTAATTAATATGACATAAACATACTAAAGTCCATTAAATGATATTTTTCACTTATTTACAAGGTGCTGAACTATTGAACAAATCAATCCACAAACCATAATTTAATATGCGATTGTTCATTTCACTCATACATTTTCATATTGTATTGTCAAAATCTATTTTATATTTTTTGTGTTTTGACTTGTTTGGTAATTTTTCTAAAAATTAAATATTAAATAATATCAATGGGCGGTGGATTAATTCAACTACTTGCATATGGTGCTGAAAATCAATATTTGATGGGAAATCCACAAATAACTTTTTGGAAAGTTGTTTATAGAAGACATACCAATTTTTCTATGGAACATATAGAAGTGTTATTTAATGGAAAACAAGAATTATCATATGATTCTACCACAATTTTAAAAGCCAAAATTCCAAGACATGGAGATTTAATTAATAAAATGTATTTCAAATGTATAGTTCCAGGTTGGAAATGTGGGACAAATTATAAACTACGAATGATTAAAAATGTGGGAACATCAATGATAAAAACAGCTAAATTATTCATAGGAGGTCAATTAATTGATATATTATATGGTGAATGGCTGTATATTTATAATGATTTATTTCAAGGTGCTGATAAAAGAACAGCTTATGACGCAATGACTGGGAATAACAGTGATAGATATTCCATTGGAGGAGTTAATGGGGATGATTATCCAGACGATAGAGGATGGGATGATTTAACCTTAACAATTACTAATTCTAATACAAAAACAATAGATATCGACAGTGTGTACATCCAACAAGATTATACAACAATTACGTTAGGTACCACAGGTCAGACTGTTTATACACTTTATCCATCCGTATATGTTAAAACCACTTCTGATCATGGTTTAAGTGTTGGAGATACCATAATATCTTCTGGCTGGTCAGATACCAATAGTAATTCAATTGGAAATGCCACAGATGTTAAAATAACATATGTTAGTGATGATGTGTTTGTGTTTAAAACAAGTGATGATGTTACGGCAGATACTAGTCAAACAGATATTCCATCTGAAATAACCACTCTGAGTTCCAGTGTTGAAACTTCTGATGCTGGAGAATTTGCCTTGTTAACTGGTGGAACTGTCAAATATTATGTGGATTATTCGGATAGGATTGAGAGTGGAGCCATACAACCAAGATCTGTCCAATATCCTTGGCCCATAACTGTGCCATTAGATTTTTGGTTTACTAAAAACCCTGGTTTATCATTACCTTTGATAGCTCTGCAATATCACGATGTAGAAATAGAATTAGAATTACGGCCAATAGAAGAGCTATATGTCATAAAAGATACTGATACATCCAGTTTGTATTATAACAAATATATCAAACCACAATCAACAAATTCAGACCATAGATTTGAAAATTTTGGCATCACAAGAAATTTTCTTTTTGATTTGGGAACTGAATCAAGATGTGATTCACAAAAAACTGGATGGGGACTTACTCCAACTTTAGAAATAAAATACATTTATTTAGATCGTGAAGAAAGAAAAGTTTTTGCTAACATAGAACATGAGTATTTAATAGAACAAGTATCTCGACAAGAAATAACAGGAATTGTGGGAGAAAAAGTTTTCGAGGTAGAATTGTATCATCCCATCAAAGAAATCATAATAGTTTCACAAAGAGATGATATATCATCAAAAAATGAGTGGACAAATTTTACAAATCAGGAATCTATTCTTCAGAACAATAATCAATCGGTTGGTGATAATAAATGGAATAAAATGGTTTATACTCCTATTGGAGCAGGTATCATATCTGATCATAAAAATTATTCTAAAAAAATGTTCAATGATATTGTTGTAACTTTAGGAATCAAAATAAATGGTCTTCAAAGACAATCTGCCAGATATTACAATTATTGGAAATATCTACAGCCATATGAATCACACCATACTAAAAATGACACAAGAGGAATTTATGTTTATTCTTTTTGTTTGAATAATAATTCATATCAGCCAAATGGATCTATGAATGCATCCAGAATAAAAAAAGTTGAATTTGAAGTAAAAACAAGAGAACCATTCAAATATAGTGAACTTTTAGATCAGGTGAATTTTCCTTCTCCCGATTCAAATTCTAATAATGATTATGTTTGGAAATATAATTTTATTGTTTATTCAATTAACTATAACATATTGAGAATTAGCAGTGGAATGGGAGGATTGGCTTTTGCCAATTAACAAAATAGAACAAAAATTTGATTTTTTCATTTGTGGACAAATTTGCAATATCCAAAATTCACCGACCAAAGCCAAAAACTCAAACCATTATGAATGTTGAAAAATATGGAAGTAAATTCCTAAAAAAACACAATTTCAACATGAACATGTTTTCTCAAAATATTTATGGATGGGGAAAACAAAGAAAAATGACTTTTGATGAAATCATGGAAGAAAAAAATATGGAACTAAATAAACTAAAAAAGAAAAGAAAAAAAATATTTGATTCACTGTGTTTCGAAGAACAAAGAACTTTTTCTAACGAACAAAAAGATAGATTTCATAATGACAAAAATTACACTTTGAATGTACATCGTCGTGGAAAAATAGAAAAAGATAAGATTATTTTCATGAAAACTAAAGATAAATTTACTAAAATATGGAAAATTGAAGGAAAATACATAAAATTCATGAAATTCAAACAAAAATTATTTAATGAATTTAGAAATGGAACAAATCACAATTATCTAACAGTGATATATCCTGATGAAGTTGAGCCATATTTTAATGGAGAATATGACGATGAAGATGAAGATGAAGATGAAGATGAAGATGAAAATGAAAATGAAGATGAAGATGAAGAAAATATATCGTTTTATATGGATTATGATGATATGTCTTGTGAAAGTGATGATGAGTCACAAGAATATCCTTCTCATATCTATTGGAAATAAAAATATTTGATTAAATAAAATGATTTTTTTTTATAACACAAAACAATATAATTATCAGAACAATTAACAATATATCCAATAAATTTGGTAAATATAATTTATAAAATATATCATCAATATTTTGAATCATTCTCAAGGATAAAGAATTTATATGTTTGTAATGTTTTATTTTGTCTATTTTGTATTTGTCCAAAATAATATTTGCTGTTATTTTTCCACTTTCAACAGCACCTTCCATAGACCATATATTAATGGTGGTTTGTGTATGAGCCCCAGACAAATACAAATTTGTAAATGATGTGAGTTGTGATGGACGATATTTATCATTGTGGATATTGTTTACCCATTTTTTATTTTTATGTTCTTGTTTCCCATTAGCAAATGACCATTCATTCCATATTTCTATATAATCTATATCTTTTTTCCTGATGTAAAAATCATTATTTTCATATATTAATTTTTGGAAACTTTTTGATCTTAATATTTGATATTTAATTTCAATTTTTAATTGGGCTTTATTTAAGAATTCAGCACTTTTATTAAAAATTTTACCTTTTTTCTCAAAATCTATGATAGTTCCACTCCATAAAGATTTAATATATGGTTTGTTATCCCAATGTTTTTCTTGTGGATACCATGTAATATTAAATTCACTATCATTCATAACAAATCCAATATTTGTGATGGGATAATTTATTATTTTATTTATTCCAATACGAAAAGAAATTTGTTTGCTTTTAGTATTTTTGGTTAGCAAATGGAATTTTTTTTTTAGATTATCCATCCCACTATTTTTGAATATATCTAATGTTCCATATGGATTTGTAGCAAGAATATATTCCTTGGCTATTAACACATTTTTAACACCATTAATTTTTATGTTCACAGAAACAATAGAATTATTCATATGATTGAAATTAATCAATTTTGAATTATTTATAAAATCTATTCCCTGTTTTTTCAAATATTTTATCCAAGGTTTGATCCATACTTCATTGGTTGGTCCATTCATAACATGCCAACCATCCGTGGAATGATGTTGATATGTATTGTTTTTGTTAGTATGTGTATGTTTGTAATTTTTTTTATTTATTTGTGATATGACTGGAAAATGTAATAAATGACCCATGGATATTTCATTTTTGTTCATACCATATCCTGGACCAGTAATAAAATTAATTATCATGTTATATCCATCATTAGATAAATATTTTTTTAAGAATGGTTCTATGTTATATGAGTAATATTTATATTTTCTTTTATTGGCTAATAAATATTTAATGCCCAAATAATACAAAATAAAATTATCTGAGATAGATAATTTTGGTTTGTAATTTTTCACATCATCATACAACAAATAAAATTCTATTGGAACACTTAAATTACTAAAAACATTTGTTTTTTTATAAGGGATTTCTTTGATTATTTGAAATAAATTTTTATAAAATGGGGCATATCCTCTCCATGAATGTTCAGAAGGTATACCATTATTTTCAATGTTACTTTTTGCCATCCCACCCATTTTATTGTCTTTTTCAACAACCAATATTCTAAAATTTTTTTTTATTAGTTCATGTGCTAATGTTAATCCAGATATTCCTCCTCCAAAAATAATAATATCATATTTCATATTATTATGTACAACTAAAAAAATATAATTATTAAATATCCATTATTTGTTATTGAAAATAATTATTTTGTCATCAAAGAATTATTTTTAGAAATTATTTCATAAATTTGTATGGCATTGAGTGCAGCACCTTTTAATAATTGATCACCAACTATGAATAGTTCAACAGTATAATCATCTATCAAACTTTTTCTAATTCTTCCAACAAACACATCATTTTTTTTGGATACTATTATTGGTTCTGGAAATTGTCCCATTTGTCTATCATCTAATATTTTAACTCCATGTGATTTTTCCAAAATTTTATAGATTTCATTAATATTAATTTTGTTTTGTAATGTTAATGACACTGATTCACAATGAGCTCTAAGTACAGGTATTCTAACACAAGTAGCAGAAATTTTTAGATTTGGATTTTTTAAGATTTTTCTGGTTTCATTAACCATCTTCATTTCTTCTTCATTATACCAATTAGACATGATTTTAGAATCATGTGAAAATGCATTCCATAAAAATTGTCTCCCAAAAATCCTCGTGTCATATTTTTCATCCTGACAAAAAGATTTGGCTTGAGACTTGAGTTCTATCATTGCTTTTAATCCAGCACCACTGGCAGCCTGATATGTACTGATTATTATTTTTTCTATCGGATTTATATTATTAATAGGTCCAATTACCATATTTAGTATGATAGTTGAACAATTAGGATTTGCTATGATTTGTGATTTAGTTCTGTTTATTTCATCTATGTTGATTTCTGGTATAACAAGTGGGATTTGTGGATCCATTCTAAACGCTGATGAATTATCTATAACAGTACATTTATTATTAATGGCTATAACAGAATATTTTTTGCTAAGTGTGGAGTTGACACTAAAGATAGCACAATCTAAATTTTTAAACACATCACTTTTTAGTTCTTCCACTTCATGTTCATTTCCATTCATCATAAATTTTCTTCCCAATGATTTTTTACTGGCAAATAATCTGAGACTATTATATTTCACTTGTCTTTTTTCAATTAATTTTAAAATCTCTAGTCCTACTGCCCCTGTACAACCTACTATGCCTAAATTCATTAACAAATTTAATTAATTAAATGTTTAAATATTTTGGTTCTTTCACTAAAACAAAATAAAATTTTTATTTAAAACCAAAATAGGTTTTGAAGATTTAAAATGAACACAGAAGAATTAGAAAATTTTGGAAATCAAGATAATTTGGAAAATCTAGAAAATACAGGATGTATGGAAAATCTAGAAAATACAGGATGTATGGAAAATCTAGAAAATTTAGAAAATTTCGTAAATATGGAAAATATGGAAAATATGGAAAATATGGAAAATATGGAAAATATGGAAAATATGGAAAATATGGAAAATATGGAAAATATGGAAAATATGGAAAAT